AGAGTTATATTGGTGGTGCAGATGCCTCAAACGATTATATAAAAATAGGCTCACTCAGTAGCCATCCAGTTGGTTTTGTAACAGGCAATTCAGAACGAGCCCGTATCGACACCAGCGGTAACTTGTCTACAGTTGGATCGGTAACTGGAGTTGGACTTGTATCGACTGTAAACGGCACACAACTTACTTTGCAAAGAACTGGCCCGTCTGCAATAAACACTATGTCTTGTGGGGGTTCTGGCGAATTGGCAATGGTAAATAGTTCTGCCAATGCAATTGTGCTTTACAACACTTTTGCTCATTTTCCATCTGCGCCCACAACTGCATCAGCGGCAAATGCGTTTATAGATAATAGTTCAGCAGGGTATGCAAACCAGTTATTGAGGTCAACTTCATCGGCAAAATATAAGACTGATGTTGAAGATTTGCAAACAGATTTTTCCAAAAAAATATATGATTTGCGTACTGTTTGGTATCGCTCAGCCGCTGATGCTGATAGAAAAGATTGGTCATGGTACGGCCTTATTGCGGAAGAAGTTGCCGCCATAGAACCAAGGCTTGTTCATTGGACTTATGCTGATGACCAATATGAATATGTTTCCGCAGATATTGAAGGTTCTGACCAACAAAGACGAGCATTAAAATCTGATGCAGTTAAAACTCCTGATGGCATTCAATATGACCGCATTGGTGTTTTGCTGTTAAAAGAAATGCAATCATTAAAGGCAATCATCGACACCCAAGCGTTAACCATCACAACCCTCACCGCCCGTATCACTGCACTGGAGTCAGCATGACCCTGACCCAAGAAGAGGCACATCGCTTGTTTGAATACAGGGATGGTGCGCTGTACTGGAAAGTAATGGCTACAACCAAAACAAAAAACCGTATTGGTGAAGTTTCTGGGCATATTCACAAACATGGTTACAGGGTTATAAGTGTGCACGGCTATCAATACAAAGCCCACAGATTAATTTTTTTGTGTCAGCATGGCTATATGCCTGAATTTATTGACCACATCAATGGAATTAAAGATGACAATCGGATTGAAAATCTTCGGGCCGCAACAAAGGCAGAAAACAACCAAAACAGGTTTGAACAAAAAAATAACACATTTGGCGTTAAAGGTGTAAGCAAATTAAAAAACTCACCCAATTGGCGGTGTAGGATTTCTTATGGCAACAAATTGCACGAATTGGGTGGATTTAAATCCAAAGAATCTGCAACAGAATTTATTGAATTGTGGCGTGAAATGGCTCACGGCGCATTTGCAAACCACGGCTTAAAAGGAGCTTGATATGTCAGCAATCATAGTTTGGAATGTTTCAGCATTAAATTGTCTTCCGCAAGCGGAGGGGCAAACAGATGTTGTCATAGTTGCCCATTGGCAATGTAATGGAACTCAAGAACAAGATGGGAAAACATACAACGGCAGTGTTTATTCCACCTGCTCATTTAACTACACTGGCGGGACTTTTGTGCCTTACAGCCAATTAACATTGAACGATGTGCTCGGCTGGATTTGGGCATCAGGCGTGGACAAGGACGCTACAGAAGCGGCTGTACAGCAACAGATCGACAATGCCATTAACCCACCCGTGGTGACACCGCCACTGCCTTGGGTTACGCCTGCGGTATAATACTGGTGGGCAACCCGCTGGCCTTAAAACAGCGGACAACATCTTGGAGAGTATTTCATGCAAAAAGTCGCACTTTCAACTGAGCTGGTCAACGCTATTCTGCAATACCTGGGTAATCAACCCTGGGTCCAAGTGCAGCAACTGATCAGCGGCATTCAGCAGGAAGCTCAGGCTCAAGCTGCACCTGCTGCACCCGCCGAAGACGCGCCAGCAGCGGAGTAACCCGATGTCGGATTCCCTAGACACCCGTTTGGCCGTGCATGAGGCTGTCTGTACTGAGCGGTACAACTCGATCGATCGTTCACTGCGCGATGGCGACAAACGGATTAACAAGATCGAGATACTCCTGTATGTACTTCTGATCGCCGTTCTGTTCGGCCCGGGGGTGGCTGGGGAATTCGTCAAAAAGCTGCTGGGGATCTAATGATTGATCTGACCAAAGCTATCGGAGCCGTTGCTGCCAGCGTCGCAGCACTGGGAGGCAGCTACACGCTCGCCGACAAATTCGGTTGGTTCGATAGGGCTATTCTGGAGTGGTCACCAGAGCATTTTAAAATCGTAGCAGAGGCTGGACAGCCGATCAGCGTCACCGTGGCACGGATCAAGAAGCGCGACGACTGTTCTGTCGAGAGCTTCACGCCGAGCATCCGCGATGCAGCGGGTATGGTGCATGAAGCAACCACCACCGCAAGTAGATTCAGCGGCCCAGCCGGACCCGAAATCGACACATTTACCTACCAGCTCACGATGGTGAGAAAAGAGGCAATCGCGAGCGGTAAAGCGACTTTGCTGGCTACCATCAAGTACAAGTGCCCCGAAGGGGAACGTGTTGTACAGTACCCGCGTCACGCGAACCTTAGTTTCGAATTAAAAGGGTAATCATGATCCCAATCGTCGCATCACTACTCGGCACTCTGGCCCAGAATGGTCTGGGTCTTCTGTCCTCGGCTATCCAGGCAAAAGGCAAGGAAGTCGTCGAGAACGCTCTTGGTGTCAAGATCTCCGACAACCCCACTGATGTTGAGGTCGCCAAGCTGCGCCAACTCCAGTACGATCACGAAGAGCGACTGCTGGAGCTGGGTATCGAAAAAGCTCGACTGGAGCAGGAAGAACTGAAAGCCCTGCTGGCGGCACAGGCCAGCCAAGACAATAATGTGACCGACCGCTGGAAGGCCGATATGTCTTCCGACTCTTGGCTGTCCAAGAACATCCGTCCAATGGCCCTAATTGCCATTTTTGTGGCGTTCTTTTTGTTCACCATGATGTCGGCCTTTGGGTTCAACGCGCAAGAAAGCTATGTTAATCTGTTGGGCCAGTGGGGCCAAATTATCTTTCTCGCATATTTTGGTGGTCGGACAGTAGAGAAGCTGGCAGACATGAGGAGCAAAAAATGAGCCTTAGCCAAGAACAAGCCGCGTTTCTCCTCGACGCTTGCAAGCTTATCCAGCACGCTACAGAGCAGGGGTTTGTAGTCACTGGAGGAGAGTTGGCTCGCACCCCAGAACAGCAAGCAATCTACGTTAAAACCGGTCGCTCCAAGACTCTGAACTCCATCCACCTCAAGCGCTGCGCGATCGATCTGAACTTCTTCAAGGACGGGCAGATCATTTGGGACAAGGGTATTCTCGCCCCTTTGGGTGTCTACTGGGAGTCTCTCCACCCTAAAAACCGGTGGGGCGGCAACTTCAAGTCGCTGGTGGATTGCCCACACTTCGAAAGAAATGTAGGAGCTTGACTCTAGAACGAAATACATGTTAAAATCTGATGCACTGATCGATAGAGGATAACTATATGACTACTGCTGTAGTGATGACTTACGATAGTCTAGTGCTAGACATCCAGCAGTATCTGGAGCGTATCGACGCAGCCACTCTGGCCAAGATCCCGCTCTTCATTATGCTCTGCGAGCAAAAACTCGCTGCCGACATCAAATTCCTAGGCAATCTTACCGTCAACGCCAGCACGATGACGATCGGGGCCAACGTTATCGACAAACCGGCTCGGTGGCGCAAGACCGTGTCCATGAATATTACAGTAGCCGGGGAGCGCCAGCCGGTGCTTCTGCGCAAGTACGAGTACCTCCGTGAGTATTGGCCCAACGCCACATCTACGGAAGTCCCCAAGTACTACTGCGACTACGACTACACCCACTGGCTTGTGGCTCCCACCCCGGCGCTAGCCTACGATTTCGAGGTGCTGTACTACGAGCGTGCGCAGCCGCTGGATTCGAGTAACCAGACGAACTGGTTCACCCAATATTCACCTCAAGCTATGCTCTACGGCTCGCTCCTCCAGGCTATGCCCTACCTTAAAAATGACGCCCGACTCCCGATGTGGAAAGCCGAGTACGACGAGATCGTGCGAGTGCTCAAGGGCGAGGATCTCACCCGTATTGGTGACCGACAAGCAACGGTACTTGATTCATGAGTTACAATTCCCCCTTTACTGGTAACGTCATTCAGCCAACCGACGTTTCCTACCGCCGCATCATCCTGACCACCGACTTGCAGTTGGAGTGGCCAATCAATGGTACTACCGACGACGCTGCAGCTGCTCGCATCATGGAGGTGTCCACCGCTTCCATCGCGAACGAGCTGTGGATGCCACCGGCGAACCAAACATCCGTGGGTCAAGACGCACTGATCCGCAACGTCGGCGCTGTCGCTGTAACGGTAAAAGACTACTCCGGTGCGAACACTATTGTAACGGTCGCTGCGGGGGAAGCCCAGTACATCTACGTTATCACCAATGCTACCACCGCCGGTACTTGGGGTATTATCGCCTTTGGCATCGGTTCCTCCGGTGCGGATGCTGCAACGCTGGCTGGCTATGGGTTAGTCGCCCTTGGACAGACTCTGAACCAATCGCACCCCGTTACGACTTTTGCATCGGACAGGGCGGCAACCAGTGTCGATCGAGCCGAAACACTAGTATGGACTGGTGGTGCGGGTAC